TACAGTTCAAGGACAGCCCTCTGTCTATAGCTCAAGGGGAAGTCACTGGACACTCCTACGTACACAAGTTTGGCGCAGTTCCTCAGATGTCAAATAACACCACTGGGACTGTTTGGGATGTTAACGATACAGTTTACCCTTGGGCTTCTTGGGCAACCTCAGGTACTGTTTCCATCCCAGCAGTAAACGCAAGCGACAATGGTAAGACTGTAGCCATCGTAGGGCTTGACGCTAACTACAACCCTCAAACTGAGAATGTAGTCGTCTCTAGTGCTGCTACAGTAACCTCCACCAAGAGTTTCATTCGTATCTATCGCGCATACTTGGTTAATGGTTCTACAGACAATGTAGGTAACATCAATATCCAGAAGAGTGGAGTTACTGTCGCTAGGATCACTGCAGGCCAATCCCAGACCCTGATGGCGATCTACACGGTTCCCGCCGGATACACTGCATACCTAACCCAAGGTACTTGTACTTGTCAGGCTGGAGCAGATGCCACAGGTAACATGTTTGTTCGCTATGGTGGCGACTCTAGTTTCCGAGTGGGACACTCTTTTGAAGTCTCAGGTAATGGCGGTCAGTATTTTTATCCGTTTAATGTACCGATAGCAATTCCCGAGAAGTCTGATATAGACGTTGGAGTTTCTGTAAGAACTAACAACGCCAGAGTTGCAGCAGCCTTTGACTTAATCTTAATGCAAAATCAATACTCCCATAAATAGGCTACAGTATGATCGACAGGATTAAAAAGGCCAAATACGCTAACGACATCTTCACCACTGAGGCTGAGGCTGTTGCTCGTAGCCTTGACCTTGGTATGGAAGGTAAGGTCCACGTCAGTGAGTACGATGGACAAGCCGTGTACATGCCCGGAGAGACCCATGAGGCATACCTAGCGTACTATGAGCCAGAGGGGTACCCGGAAGGGCAAGAAGGCCACTCAGTGGACCGCCTAGAGGCTCTCAGGGCCATTGTCCAAGAGGTACTCAAGGAAGACTTCGCTAAGGCGGAATATCAGGGCGAGAAAGTCACTCTGAACAAGCCTCGTCGCATTAAAGGCGGCAGTAAGAAGTTCGAAGTTTTCGTTCAGGATGGCGGCAAGGTAAAGCGAGTTACCTTCGGTGATCCCAACATGGAAATCCGGAGGGACGACCCCAAAGCAAGGGCCAATTTCCGCTCCCGGCACTCTTGTGATACCGCCAAGGACAAGACCTCCGCACGATATTGGTCGTGCCGTATGTGGGAGGCAGACACATCGGTGGGTGAGATGACAAAGAACATTGAGGGTCAGATCCTCAAGTCTGACGACGAACAACGCCTAGTCTATGGCTGGGCCAGCGTAGTTACCGAAAAGGGCGTTCCTGTCATTGATCGCCAAGGTGACGTGATTAAGCCTGACACTCTCGTGAAAGCCGTGAACAATTTCATGGAACACGTTCGTGTCGGTAAACAGATGCACAACGGGGATCAGATTGGGGTGGTCGTTCACTCTCTCCCGATTACCAAAGAGATTGGTGATTCCCTTGGCATTCAGAGTGACCGTGAAGGATGGGTTGTAGCATTCAAAGTCTATGACGATGAAGTCTGGAACAAAGTCAAGTCTGGTGAACTAGCGGCCTTCAGTATTGGTGGTCGCGCTGTCAAAGGGGAGTACAATGGCGACTGAGTTGCTGGAACTTCAACTGGAGGAACTTTCGCTTGTTGACCGACCGGCCAACGCAGAAGCAATGGTTACTCTTTACAAGCGGGACATCCTACAGGAGGAAACTACAAAAATGGATGAAGATAAAATCAAGGCTTACATGGAAGAAAAAGGCTGCGGTCGTGAAGAAGCCATGAAAGCCCTCGGTTATGAGATGGAGAAGGCTGACGAAGCTGTCGAAGAGGTAGCAGAAGATGAAGCCATGAAGTCTCTTCAAGCAGAAGTCGAAACCCTGAAGGCAGAGAACGAGCGTCTCCGCAAGGGTCTCATTGAAAACGGTTTCGTCATTAAGGCGGAAGCAATCCACAAAAAAGCCCCGGCTGAATTTATCGAAGTCGAAGGCGAACAAATTGACAAGGCTGACATTCCCGCTCCCATTCTGAAGAAGCTGGAAGAGGTAGAGGCTGCTCAAAAGGCTGCTGAGATCGCCAAGAAGGCCGAAGAAACCCTCCCGAACTTCAAACCCGAAGTTGCTCAGGCTCTGATGAAGTTTGATCTGGAGGGGCAAATCCTTGAGGCTCTGGTGGCTGCTGACAAGCTGTTTGAAGCCCAAATGGAAGAAGTTGGCAAGGCTGACGTTGATGGTGACATGGACGACCCCCAAGCCAAGCTGGATAAAATGGTCGATGCCTATGCTGTTGAGCATGAACTGACCAAAGCACAAGCCTACGCTAAAGTGGCGAAGACCACCGAGGGTAAGGCTCTCATCAACAAGACCTACAAGAAGGACTAATTACTATGGCTACTCAAGGCAACCAAATCCGTGAGTCCATGATTGCTGGTGCTGACCTCTCGGCAAAGCAGTGGACTTTTGTTATCATGAACACTACCGACCGCACTGTTGTGTCGGCTGACAATGGCGAAGCAGCCTTTGGTGTTCTCATCAACGACCCCACTTCGGGTGCTGCTGCAACCGTTGTGACCCACGGTCGTGTTATCGTCGAAGTTGGCACTGGTGGTATCACCGCTGGCGACAACATCGGTGTTGATGCAAATGGTGAAGCTGTTACCGCAGCCTCCACTGACATCATCGTCGGTATCTGCGTGGAAGGTGCATCGGCTGGCGAACGCGGCGTGATTGACTTCTTCCGTGGCGGCAACGCCGAAGCCTAATCTGATTGAAAGGAATTAATCAATGCCTATGCTTACTCCGTCGCAGGTGCATATTGACGCACCTCTGACCAACCTCACCCTCGCGTACCTGCAATCGCAGGAGAACTTCATCGCTGATAAGGTCTTCCCGATTGTTGACGTTTCGAAGCAGTCGGACAAGTACTACAAGTACAACCGTGACGAGTTCAACCGTTCCGGCCAGCGTAAGCTGCTTGCTCCGCGCACTCGCCCTGAGCGTGTTGGTATGTCGCTCTCCAACGACAACTATTTTGCTGATGTCTGGGGTCTGGCAACTGACTTCGACGAGCAAACCCTCGCCAACGAAGATGCCGCACTGGAAATCCGCTCGATGGGCGCACAGATGTTGACCCACAACATGCTGATCGACCGCGAAAAGGACTTCGTGACCAACTTCTTCTCGGACAACATCTGGGGTACGAACTGGGATGGTGTTGCTAACGCTGACAACGACACCGCAATCGAAGTCACCAACTGGGACGACTACACCAACTCGACCCCCATTGTCGATGTTCGTCGTCTGGCTCGCACGGTTCAACTCAAGTCGGGCGGTTTCAAGCCGAACACCATGGTTGTCTCGAAGGCAGTTCGTGACGTTCTGGTCGATCACCCCGATGTTCTGGCTCGCCTGAACGGTGGTGCAACTGTCACCAACACGGCTCTGATCACCGATGCCAAGCTGGCTGAAATCTTCGAAGTCGAGGACTTCCACGTGCTGGAAGCAATCGAGAACACCGCTGCTGAAGGTGCCACCGAGTCCAATGCTTACATTGGCGGCGACCACGCAATGCTCTGCTACACTCCTACTTCGGCTGGCCTGCGTAGCCCCGCCGCTGGTCTCACCTTCGCATGGAACTCGCTGCCGGGTGCATCGTTCTCCGGTCTGACCGTTGAATCGTTCACTGGCGACTTCCTGCGTGTTGAAGGTATTGCTGAAGAAATCCACGTGAAGATGTCCTACGACATGAAGATCGTGGGCGCTGACCTCGGCGGCTTCATCAACTCGGTTCTGGCCTAATCCAGATTAAATACTGAGGCACCCCTGTGTTTAGGCATGGGGGTGTACCTCCACTAAGAAAGCAATAGAGATACTGATATGAAACATGCGGGATATATTCACCCGGTTTACCTCGGGTGGCAAGTCGATTGGCCTGTCTTTGTGAAGATGCCATTCAGTGCTTTCGGTAAGTATTGGAAGAAGGGCGAAGAGTTTAACTGGACTGTCCAGATTAACGCAGAGGCAGACAAGGTAGCGCAGCTTTATGGCGCTGGATACATCTACCATAACCGGGAACTAGAAAAGTCTAGTAAGGTTGGGGATCGCCTCAGTGAGATGGACAGCGATAAACTCGTAAAGCTGGTACGATTGGTCAATGTAGAGATCAAACAGCGTACCACCACTGAAAAAGAATATAACAACAAGCGCGTTAAGCAGTCCAAGATTGACGACAAACAACGTGGACTTATTCGTGCTTGGCTGTACCGAAATGAATGGATGCGTGAGGAATACTACCGCATTCGAGACTCTATCCTTGAAGAATGATTAAGAGGGCGACCAGATGGCTTGGACATATGATTCGACAGACTTGACTACGGCCACTGCATCTGGTCGCCTTAACATAGTGCGTTTCCTCGTAGGAGACACGGACACTACAGATCAACAGGTTCAGAACGAAGAGATTACTTTCGCTCTGTCGCAGACCTCTGATGATGTGTACTCTGCTGGGGTTTATATTGCCAACAGCCTCTCTGCAAAGTTCGCCCGACTTGTAGATACGGACCTTGATGGACAGCTTGGTGAGAAGTACTCTCAACTTCAAGCGCACTACAAGAACCTCGCTCAGACAATTAACGCTCAGAAGTCTGCTGGTGGTGGGGTATCCCTTGGCATCTTCGCTGGTGGTCTTCCCGCCGCTGGTAAGACTAACCGCCGGATTGAAGTGAATCAGTTTGATATCTACGCAGACCGCACGGTAATCGAATACGATCTGGAGGACTAACATGCTCTCCAAGAATCTACAGACTTTGATTAACCGTCGAGGTCAAACCGCCACACTTCGCAAGAAGTCTTCTGGGACTTACGACCCAACAGCAGGCTCTCTTGGTTCTGTCACTGATACAGACTACACAATCAAGGCTTACTTTGCTGCATACAACCTCTCAGAGGCCGCTGGAGACAGTGTTCTAGTAGGGGATCGTATGGTAGCTGTCCCTGCACTAGATACGTCTGGAGCAGCTATTCCGGGGCCTGACAATGAGGATCAAATCCTCTCGGTAGGCGACACAGTGGTAATCAAGTCAGTGCAAAAGATATACAATGCCACCACCCTTGTTTGCTACCTCTGCTACGTGAAGGAATAAAGATGTTCCGTGGTAGAGTGAATATGAAGTCAGTCTCTGCAAAGATAGAGAACCTGAAAGAGCGTGTTGAGGAAGAGGTCAAAGATGATCTAAAGAAGATCGCCACCGACCTTATCACTAGGACGCCGGTAGACACCGGGGCATTTGCAGAGAGCTTTTCTGTCGTCCCTGCCTCTTCTGGTGCTGGTCGTAGAAAAAGCTCCAAGGGTCGCCCAAAGGGCCAAGATCTCAAGACTTACCGAGATGTCGCTCAGGCAAACATGAACTCTGATATTGACGGATTGCAACTTTTCGAGAACAAGAGTGTGTCGTTCCGCAACAGAGCGCCCCATGCTCGCAAGGTAGAACTCAAGTACCAAGTCTTTGGTGCAGTGAAGGATATTCGGAGGTAATATGGCAAGCATATATGATGACATCCGGTCAGCCTTCGAGGTCAATCTGGCTGCGGTATCTGGCATTCCTAGCATCGCATGGGAGAATGTCAGTTTCTCTCCTACGACTGGTCAGTCTTATGTACACGTAAGAATGGTCCCAACAGTAAGGGAACCTGCGGTTCGTGGCCTTAACCCACAGATGTACTACCAAGGCTACTTCCTAGTCAACTGTTGTACCCCTGAAGGTGGTGGTCCCTCAGCAGGCGATGACCTAGCGGACCTTATCATTGATGCCTTTGAGGCAACTACAGACATTACCCATAGTGGGACAACCCTACACATCCGCTATGCTGAACGAGACCTTGGTGTTCAAGAAGGTTCTCACTACCACATTCCAGTCCGCATTGGCTGGCATATCTACTCATAGGAGACTTAAATGCCCACATTCGCACAAGGTTCCCGTTCTAGCCTTTCGTACATTGTCGAAAGCACTTTCGGAACCACCCCCGCTGGTAACTTTACCAACCTTCCTTTCAGCACTCACTCCCTGAACCTGAGCAAAGAGCGTGTCCAAGGTAACGACATCCAACAAGATCGTATGCCTCGCGTTGACCGTCATGGCAACCGTCAAGCTGGTGGTGATATCGCCGTTGACCTCCGTGATGGTGACTACGACGACTTCCTTGAATCTGCAATGCTCAACACTTTCTCGACCAACGTCCTGAAGGTAGGCACTGCGCCTAAGTTCATGTCCATCGAAGATTACGCCGCTGACGTTGATCAGGCGCGTCTCTTCACTGGTATGACTGTCTCTTCGATGGGTATCTCCCTTGCACCCAACCAGATGGTAACAACTACCTTCACGATGGTTGGTAAGGATATGACCATTGGCGCAACCGAGAAGACGCAAGATGCTGCTTCTGGTGCTGCCCCTTTTGACGCTTACTCTGGAGACCTGAGCATCGGTAACGTAGGCTCCCTGAGCACCTCTGCCATTGTTACTGCTGTTGACTTCACTCTGGACAATGCTTTCGCTCCGACCTTCGTTATCGGTGATGACAGCGCCCCGGCAATTCTGTCTGGTCGTGCAACTGTTGAAGGTACATTCACTGCTTATTTTGAGGATGCTGCACTTATCAACCGCTTCCTTGATGAGACAGAGAGTGCGCTGCAAGTCTCGGTTAATGACCCGACTGGTTCTAACGAGTACACTTTCCTGTTCCCGCGTATTAAAATCAACTCAGCAGATGCTGCTGTTGGTGGACCGGAAAGCCGGATGGTTGAATGCTCTTTTGTATCACTGTATGATACAGCTGAAGCGACTAACCTAAAGATTACTCGCGCCGCCTAATCCCCTCGTGGGCTAGGGAGGTTCTGGTTGTCGGGTGCTGGAGCCTCCCGCTTTAACAAACTCCACCCGACTCTTTTTCACACAATAGGGAACACCCGACATGGACCTTTCTAAAACCATTCCTACCAACGACACGATTGTTGTCGAACTTGAATTTAACGGTGAAGTCATCAAGAATGACGACGGCACCCCTATGACTATTGAAGTATACCTACCTCACAGCAAAGAATACCGTACGGCCCGCCATGGTCAAACGGACACCCTGATCGAAAAGAAGACCGAACGTCTGAAATCTGCTGAAGCAGAGGAGTTGGGCGTAGAGTTCTTGGCTAAGACGACCAAAGATTGGAACATCACTTTTGGTGGTGAAAAACCCAAACTTACTGTCGTCAAAGCTAAAGAGGTTTACTCCACGGTTCTTTGGGTTGGTGATATTATTGCCCAGAAGGTAGAAGAAGCCAAGGGTTTTACGAAAGCCTAACTTCCCAATTACTTGCTTATGCTGAACACGAGTTCAAATTAAGCAAGCCGGGGAAGGGTGGCACACTTAGAGAACATCTTGAGCAAGTAGAGAGGCAGGCCGGACGTAAGTTACAGGAATTGGAAGCGCCAGATTTCCCATTTACCTTGTCTTATATCTGGTCTGCCTTTTTGAGTCTCAATAACTCCAGAAGCTCTGGGTACTCAGCAAACCCAATCTCCTTCACAGAGATTAAGGCTTTTGTGGAATTAACGCACATACCACTTTCCACTAGGGACGTGGAAACGATCAAACTCCTTGACCGGAAATACTTAGAGGTGATGAACTCCGATGGCTGATCTTGTAATTACCGCTGACGTGTCTTCCATCCGTGACGCGGAGAAGGCACTCAAGCGTTTTTCAGATGCTAGTGAGAAGTTGGGTCGTTCTGTACTCAACACTGCTAATAAAGTGCAGAATGTGTCCTCTGGATGGGATCAAGCCAATAAGTTGTACAAGCAAGGTGTCTTGAACTCTCAGGCACTGGCAGCGGCACAGACAGAATTAGCTAGGGAACTGGCAACCCTTAATGGTTATACGAAGTCCAATGGTGCGCTTAATACTCAGAGGGCGCTTGCGGAACTCAGGGCTGCTCAGGCTGCTAGGGGATCCGCTCGTGCAACTGAGGAAGCCGCTCGTGCAGCACAGCAAGCCGCAAACCGTCAACGTGAACTTCGAATGCGTTACCAAGAGGGCTATGCAACATTCGCTCGTGCGCAACAAGAGATGCGCGGTCTTCGTGAGGCTATGCGGGCTGGCATCATTACGACAGATCAATACCGGGAACGTGTTCGCCTCCTTAGAGAAGAGATGAACCGTTCTGGTGACGCTGCTCAAGGTGTCGGGAGAAGGATGAGCCGCACTGGGGTACTAATCCAACAAACTGGCTATCAGGTCGGTGACTTTATCGTTCAGGTTCAGTCTGGGACTAACGCCTTCGTAGCTTTCGGGCAACAAGCCACTCAGCTTGCAGGTACTCTGACACTGCTAAAAGGCAAGTGGCTCCTGATTGGCTCTGTACTTGGGGTCGCCATCCCCCTGATTACTGCTGTTGCTGCTGCGTTTATGAGGACCCGTGAGCAGTCTAAGGGTTTAACAAATGACACCAACGGGTTAAGAAAAGAGGTTGATGAACTAAGTAATACAATCCAAAACTTATCTGTTGTGCAAAGGGCTGTGGGAAAAGATTTTGAAACGGGTTTAACAAAAGCGTTTGAAGAATCTGCAAGTGCGGTAGGAAGATTGCTTAGTGAACTTAGGGCAGCTAGGTTTGAAGCTGCTATGCGCCCTGTCATAGACAGTCTAACTGAGATGACTGTCGGTATAGATCGTGTTAATGTTGCCGTAAGTACAATCTCTGGTTTTAATGCTCTAATAAAAGACGGAGAAAAACTTAGTGTGGTCCAACAAGCGTTACTGGATGATGCTACGGCTTTGTTGCAGCAAAACATACTCTTAGCGTTGAATTATAACGATATTAGCTCCGCTCTTGATGCGATTTCTGAGTCTGAGACTACTAAGGGCTTGATTGTTTCTTTTGCAGAAGCTCTTGAAAAAGCTGATGCCTTGGCTAATGAAGTTATTGGTAAACAGCTTTATCAGGCTCTAGTTGATGCCGCTGAAGAGGCTGGCGTTCTTGATGAGGCATTAGCTTTAATTGAAGGTTCCGCAGACAGTGCTGCTGACAGTACAGGTGGAATATCTCGTAATCTTAGGGACGCTACAAATGAAGCCCTGAGACTTAGAGATGCAATGAACTCTGTTGGTCGTGCAGCACTTAGCCGACAAGATCAGGTAGCCGTACTCAGATCGCAGATTGCAGCAGCCAGAGCCGGGACAAGTGTGGCAGGGGCGGAAGCTAGCACAGAAACAGCTTTGGAGTTGAGTAGGGCTGGTGCAACAATGGATCAAATAGCTGCGGCGGCTGTTGCGGCGGGACAACAAGCTACTCTAGTAGAGTCATTAGAGTCTACGCTGTCAGGCTTACTTAAAACAGACACGGGTCCTAAAGGTTCTGGGGGTAAAGACCCAGCCCAATCCACTGCTGAATACCTTGAGAAGCTCAAGAAAGAGGCTGAGTTCAAACTCCAGCTTGTAGGACTGTCCGAGCAAGAACAGCGTGGCATGGAGATCAAGAAACAATATCTTGAGACCCTAGAGCAAGACAACCGCGCTCTAACAGATGCCGAACAATCTCGTATTGATGCTATCCTGAAGTCTGAGGAGGCTCTTAGGAAAGCGACAGAAGCTGAGCAGAGACGTGAAAAGATCCAACAGTCTATCACTAGCAACATTGAAGGCGCCCTAATGTCTCTTGTTGAAGGTACTGCGTCTGTAGAGGATGCCTTCAAAACTATGCTTAGGAATATCCTGCTGGAGATCTTCCGTCAACAAGTTGCCAATCCTATTGCAAAAGGTGTCGCCAGTTTCTTTGCGGCTGATGGGGCTGTTCTTTCGAGAGGTAACGTGGTTCCCTTTGCTAATGGTGGTGTCGTTGGTAGCCCTACCTTCTTCCCAATGTCTGGAGGTCGAACTGGCCTAATGGGTGAAGCTGGTCCAGAAGCCATCATGCCCCTTAAGCGTGGACCTAATGGTAAACTCGGAGTTGAGGGTGGTAGTAATGTCACAGTCCAGCAGACTTTCAACTTTGCCGCAAATGGCGACGAAAGTGTTAAGCGGATCATCGCAGAAGCTGCACCAAAAATCGCTAACCTGACACAAAAGCAAATCTTGGATAGTCGTCGTCGTGGCGGCACCATGAAAGCTACATTTGGATAAACTAGATGGCTATTTCATACCCACTATCGACACCTACCACAATTGGAATTGAGAGTGTTGAGATCCGTGCTAAGAACACTGTCGCAATCTCTGAGTCCCCATTCACCTACAAGCAACAGATCGTAGATTTTGGTGGACAGAAGTGGGAAGCCTCTGTGAATATCCCACCTGTTCGTCGAGACTTAGCTGCTGAGTGGAAAGCCTTTCTAACGGCACTTAAAGGTCCGGTAGGAACATTCCTCCTTGGTGATCCTGACTATGCGACACCGAGGGGGACTGTTAGTTCCTGCACCTTAACTGGGAGTGCTGGAGATGAAACTGTCTCTGTCACTATGACTGGATCACTTCTAGCTGGCGATTATATTCAACTTGGCTCAGGCTCTAATTCAAAGTTGCACCAAATTCTTGTTGACCAAACTGGCAGTGGCACCCTAGAGATTTGGCCCGCACTTAGGGCTGACTACACGAGTGCCACTGTCACATTCAATAATCCTAAGGGCGTATTCAGGCTTTCGAGCAATGTGACCTCTTGGGCAATCAATAACTCCAGCGTCTACGGTATTTCATTCGATGCAGTAGAAGCTATAGTGTAAGGTGAGAGCATGTCCCGAGAACTTTCAGGTGCGGTAATAGCCAGTCTTGAAGATGAGGTTATCCACCCCTTTTACGCAATTGAGTTGCTTTTTGATGGGGGCCAAGTTCTCCGTATGTGGACTGGGCTTGGCACTCTGGTGTTCGGGGGTAATAACTGGACTGGTGCCGGAACACTCTTGAACATCGACAGTATTGAGGAGACCACGGAGATCGCCGCTAAAGGTGCAACTATCACTCTGAGTGGGGTAGACACCAGCGCACTCTCTCTGGCCCTCAGTGAGCCTTATCAGGGGCGTGTGTGCAACGTCTATTTTGGGATGTTTGTCCGTGGTAAACTGCTCCAAGAAAGTTCCTCCCATATCCTCCTGCAAGACGGCTCCAAGATAACTCTGGATGATGGTAAAACTAGCCTGACGAGCATCTTCTCTAGTTACATGGATCAGATGAACATTGAGGAAGGCCCCGAGACTAGCACCATTGAACTGCTTGTGGAAAACAAGCTAGTTGATCTTGAGCGGTCTAGGGTTGCTCGATTTACGAGTAGTTACCAGAAGTCTGCGTATCCCGGAGACAAGGGATTGGATTTTGTTGAGAGCCTTCAGGATAAGGAAATCGTCTGGGGGAAGGCATGACCACCTATCAGCAAGAGTTCATGGCTACAGCAGACCGAGAGGAAGCAGAGGCCCTAATGAGAGCAGATTGGGAAGAGATCAACAGCCCCGCTAAGGGTGACAAGTTTGAGATCGACTGGGAAACTTATCTTCAATTGGAGTCTATGGGAATCCTTAAAGTGTTCACTGCCCGAGACGATGGGAGACTGGTGGGATACTTTAGTGTCATTCTCTCGGCAGTGTTGCACAACAAAGGTTCTGTACAAGCTGTTGGTGATGCCTTCTATGTCCACAAAGACTTTCGTAAAGGCTTCGTAGGGATTAAGTTGTTCAAATTCGTAGAAAGCTGCCTGCTTGAGGATGGTCACAGGGGGCTTGTCGTGGCTTCCACAGAAGCGTATCCGTTAGATCGTCTATTAACTAGAATGGGCTATGTTAAAGCAGAAACCCAGTACTACAAGGATTTGACGTAATGCCTGCATTTACCTCCGCCGCAGCCCTTGGCTCTACCATCTTGGGTCTGTCTGCTGCCACTGTTACCTTTACAACTGTTGCCGTAGGTTTCGCTGCTCAAGCTGCTCTTGGTTATGCTCTCTATGCGCTTACGCCTAAGCCTAAGATACAGGATCAGAACAGGGGCTACACTGTTAACAACCGTGGTTCTAATTTGGACCATCAGGTTATTTACGGCAAGATGCGCGTAGGTGCGGTTATCGTGTTCGATGGCACCACAGGCTCTAACAACAAGTTCTTTCACAGGGTTCTTGCTGTCGCTGGGCATGAGGTTGAATCCTTCGAAGAAATCTACATCAACGACGCCAAGGTCACTCAGCTTGATCCTGATGGTAATGTCGCTCAAGTGGAGTTGCCTAACGGAGACCTTAGCAGCCGCTATAACAACGTCCTTCGGCTCAAACTCAAGACTGGCACCTCAGACCAAGCCGCAGATACCGACCTTGTGAATGAAGTTCCCGATTGGACTAACGAACACAGGCTTCGTGGTATTGCTTACATCTATGCCCGTTTTAGTTTTAATGCAGACAAGTACCCTAATGGCCTTCCAACAATCACTGCTGTTGTTAAGGGTAAGAAGGTTTATGACCCTCGCACTCAGACAACCGTTTGGAGCGACAACCCTGCACTCTGCTTGAGAGACTATCTGACAGAGACTGGCTATGGTCTTGGGGAAGAGGAAGCCAACATTGATGATAGTCGTGTTATCGAAGCAGCTAACGTCTGCGAATACTTCAATTATCCCACTCTGACTGGTGACGCTCGATATACTTGCAACGGTTCTTTCATTACCTCTGTCACACCTTACGACATCCTGAATGACTTGTTGACTTCTATGGGAGGGCTGTTGTGGTACTCTCAAGGTAAATGGCGCATAAAGCCTGCCTATTGGACTGATCCTGTCCTAGATCTCACTCTGGATGATTTCCGCTCTTCGGTTAGTGTGCAAACACGACATTCCCGCAGGGATAACTTCAATGTGGTCAAAGGTACATTCCGTGGTGAAGTCAGCAATTGGCAGGTAACAGACTACCCCCAAGTGACCAACTCCGTGTTTGTCGCTGCGGATGGGGGCCAAGAGTCAGTTATTGACCTAGACTTGCCGTTTACCTCTGATCCTGATATTGCCCAACAGATTGCCCTAGTGTCTCTTGAGCGTAATCGTCAACAGCTTACGGTATCTGCATCCTTCGGTATGAGGGCATTTCAGGTCCAAGTGGGCGACAATATACGGCTTACCAACTCACGTTTTGGCTGGACTAATAAAGAGTTTGAGGTAGTCTTGTGGACCTTTGGTTTGGCGGATGGCGGTGATATTCAAGTTCAAATGACCTTGAGAGAAACCGCAGAAAGCATTTTTGATGATATTTCAGATGCTGCCATATACGAGGCTGACAATACAACTCTCTTGTCGCCATTTGATGTACCACCGATTGGGGTTAATGTCTCGGCTGAATTGTTCGTTTCAAATGAGAAAGTGTCCAATCTTGCTGTAGCTACGATTTCATCAGGTACTCCCGAGAGTATTGATTATGTTGAGGTAGAGTATCGGTTCAACCGAACCCTAGTCTCTGATCCAGAGCCAGACCCTCTTCCCGAGTTTTCAGTCTTTGGGCAAGGGCCTCTAGGAGAGTTCCGAGTAAGAGACTTAGAGACTGGAATCTATGACTTTAGGGCAAGGCCAGTCAATACTTTCGGGGTCAAAGGTGACTACGAAAATCTGACTGATGTAGAGGTCAATGCCTTTATCGGAGACCCCTCCGATGTGACGGGCTTTAATAAAGAACTTTCTGGCGGGAGCCTCTTCCTGTCGTGGACACCTCTTCCAGACGCCGACCTTAGCCATTACCGCATCAGACATAACTCTAACACAACAGGGGCTACTTGGGGCAACTCTAGTACTGTCGTTGAAAGGGTCGCAAGGCCGGGAACAAGTGCAGCCCTACCAGCACGTTCTGGCACCTTCTTGATCAGGGCTTACGACAAAGAGGGCAACTTCAGCGAGAACCCAACAACTCTTGTAATCCAACCCTCAGAGCTGCCCCAACTTGGCCAGATTGATACTCAAACTGAGGATCCAACCTTCAGCGGTTCTAAGACTAATACTGCTGTCGTTTCTACCACACTCCAGATTGACGACACAACCGCAGCAAGTCCAACCGGGGAATACCTGTTCTCCAACTACATCGACACTGGCTCTGCTCGAAGTGCTAGGGTTACGGGTTTCCGTACATTCACTCGCGCCTTCGATGGTGGCACCCTACTGTGGGACGACATCCCTCAACTGTGGGATACTTGGCCTGACAATTGGGACACTTGGACAAACGAAACTGCTAACTTTGGGGATGTCTCTGTCGCTGTATATGTTTCTACCACGGATGATGATCCAGCAGGGTCTCCAACTTGGGGGAGTTATACCCTTGCAAACGGGAGTTTCGTACAAGGTAGGGCATTTAGGTTTAAAGCAGTTCTTAGCAGTACCAGTACAAACTACACACCCGCAATCAGCGCATTGAGCGCAACTGTAGAATACTAAGGATCACATATGAGCCAGCATGACTTTAACATTGCAAACCAGACGGCATCTAACGCTAGGGCAGACATAAACAATGCTCTGAGTGCTTTGGCGAGTTTGTCGTCTGGTTCAAGTGCGCCCTCGACTACCTATGCTAATATGCTTTGGTATGACACGGGGACTAACATCCTGAAGATGAGGTCTGAGGCAGATGACGCTTGGATAAGCATCTCCTACATGGACCAATCTGGAAACAACTTCCGAATCCTAGACAACACTCAGGTGACAAACACCAGTGGAACACAGACAGGTCTCCTCGGGGATCAAACTCAAGCAACTTGGGAAACTGGAACAGCTACGACAGAAAGCCTCGTAAGTCCTGCGAAGATCAAAGCTGCTATTGATGCACTTGGGATTAGCGAGTCTGACCTGTCACTTGGCACTGAGTTTGTTCAAACAATCGTTCCCTCATCAGGCTCATTCCTCGACATTACGCTCCCAGATACCACTAAGTTTAGTTCTGTGACGATTGAGTTTCAAAATGTTATACACTCTGGCGGTAGTGATCGCGAACTCGGGATAAGGTTCTCCACGGACGGTGGTTCGACCTTTAAGGTGGCTTTTGATGACTATCTTGGTAATAATCTCCTAGGGTCTGGTTCGGATCAGGCGATTGGTCTCACCGGAGTCACGTCTAACGACTCAAGTCGTGGCGTCTGTGGAGAGGTGAACATCTATGATTATGACTCTTCATCACAAAGGGTTCAGGTTAAAGGTGATCTAATCCATGATGATGGTAGCAGTGCCATGAGCCGCAGCTTGGACTTTGGTCGTTTGGTGGATCCGGGGCCATACAACGCGATTAGGTTTCTCTGGAAAGGAGAGCCAAATTTCAGGTCACAAGGGCGAGTGATTGTCCGTGGCCATCGTAAGAATTAAGGGTAGAGATAATGGCTGACAAGAAAATCTCAGAACTAACGAACATCACTGGCGCTAACCTCCAAGACACCGATGAGTTTGTTGTCGTTGACACTTCTGCGAATGAGACTAAGGCAATCACATATGCTGAACTCAAGAAGTTCACTGGTGATGTCCGCGTTGGTGCGGGCAAAAAAATCTACACCGATGGTGGAAACCTCAGTATTTCTGCGGACGCCAACAACAGCGCGGCAGCGTCTCTTGTGAACATCTTGGTGGATGGGACTGGGGTGGCTGACTTTACGAATGGCGGCACTCTGCGCTTTAACCGAACCGGCTACGTGAATGGCGGTATCTGCGTACAGGGCGGTGACAATGTGCTGGCCCTCGCTGGTGGCGTCAACGCTATCAACAGCGGACTAAACATCGCGCTATCAGGCCCAGACCACACTGCGGCAACCCGTGGGCTTTTGATGCGAGACGGTACAACAATCGTTTACCAGTATTCTCGCGTATCTGATGCTCACCTCTGGCGCACTGGTGGTTCTGAGAGGATGAGGGTTGACTCGTCAGGAAACGTAGGAATCGGCACTACAAACCCCGGCTCCAAGCTGTCTATCGTGGGTCTACCCACATCAGCCTCTGGTCTTTCCGCTGGCGACATCTGGAACGATAGCGGCACCCTCAAAATCGTATAAAGAAAACAACATGAACCCGAACGACATCATCGCGCACTATGCAGCAGAACGACTGCAACTGATGCTTGAACTGCAACAGGCCAAAGCGAAGATCGCTGAACTTGAGGCCGCAGCCCAAAAGGAAACTGAATAGTGGCTATCACATACAATTGGAACATCGTCACCTGCGAACATGAGGTGGCAACTGGCGGCATCACCGTGGCACACTGGGAGTGCATCGCTGTTGATGGTGACTACACTGCGCGGGCGTATGGCTCCTGTGGGTTCAACCCCGACGCCTCGGACCCCAACTTCAAGCCTTATGATCAGGTGACTGAAAATGAAGTGATCGTCTGGGTATGGACTCAGGTTGACAAAATCCAGACTGAGGCTGCACTGGCTGCTAGAATTGATGCGGACAAGAACCCTGTCAGCGCCATTGGGATGCCTTGGTAATAGGAAACTGATATGGCTTACTCTCTTTCATTTCGTAGTCGTCAAAGGCTTTCGGGTGTACACCCAGACCTTGTGGCTGTAGTTAAACGTGCAATTGAAATCACCGAACAGGACTTCAGTGTTCTTGAAGGTATCCGTGGTATTGAACGTCAACGTAAGCTGGTAAAAGAGGGTAAGTCTACCACGATGAACTCTCGACACCTCACAGGACACGCTGTTGACTTGGTTCCCTATCCTGTGTCGTGGGACTGGGAATACTTCTATCCTATTGCTGATGCTATGAAGGCCGCAGCAAAAGAACTTGACGTAGACGTTGAGTGGGGAGGCGATTGGAAGTCCTTCCCCGATGGCCCACACTTCCAACTTAGCAGAAAGACTTACCCATGAGTGAACAAGAATGGCACCTCTCCCGTAGCGTACCCCTGTCTATGATCTTTGCGATTGCCTGCCAGACAGTGGCTTTGATCTGGTTTGTCGCTACCCTCCGTAATGATGTGGACGATAACCAAATGAAGATTGTCCAATTGGAGACTAGGACTAAAGACCTCTCTGGTATGGTGCAGGATCAATCTGTCATGGTTGCTCGTATGGACGAGAACATCAAGGCTATCCGAGACATTATTGAGAAGATGGTAAGACACCCATGAGTCCAAAGACATACAAAAGGGAACTTGCTGTAGTCCTTGTTGTGTGGTTAGCCTATGTTGTGGAGACTAAAGATGCTGAAATCATTGGGATGCTGGTCTGGCCTGTCTTCACGTACATGGCTCTTGCTTTTGGTGTTGACTGGTGGGGTAAGTCTGGCGGGATGCGGAAAGATACCCCTGTTGGGGGGAGGTCCGAACGTAGCGGCCAACACTCAGGTGGGAAAGACGAACACCCAGACTATTGGCCCATCGACCGTTAATGGCGACCAAAAACTAGTAAGACCCCAAGCTGGGACTATCAACCAGACCCAAGATACAACGAGGGTCAAGACTGACCAAGTAGATAGCATCACAGTTAACGAAATTCCTCCGTGGGTAATCCTCCTGCTTATCCTTGGTTGGCTACTCCCAAGCCCCGGTGAGATGGTCAGAGGTTTCGTAGGACTGTTCCGCAAATAAAAGAACCCCCGGTATCCTTGAGTGGACGCCGGGGGTTTTCTTTTGTCTAATCGTCAGGACCATAGTCCTTGAACTTATCATCTAGGAATATTGCTTGCCATAGCACAATCGTTTTAAGCCCTTCTACGTGGCCTTTGATTTGTCGATAGGCGATGTAGTCCACAACAGTCACAAGGATTACAGTAAGCGAGAGTACAATCTCAAGTGTGGTCAAGTCGCCTCTCCCGCACACCCCTTCATGTAGCCCGCCTCAATAAAAGTCTTATCTTTGTCTTTATGAATTTCATAGACCATCCCCACAATGGCGACAGCAGCCTTCTGGTTGATACCAATCATAGTTAACTGGCCAACGACAGTAAAGGGGTCCATCCCAAGGTCTCTGGCGCTTACCACAGGACCGATATACCTATCAAAGAACTGTTGACAAATCTCTGTATCTTTAGAGAAGGCTACCTTTGCTGTTGCTAGAAAGGCAAGCGTGGTTAGGAAGGTTAAAACCGCTACTTTATGCTTGTTCATTCGGTTTCCTCTTCTATGGATTGGATCATCCAGCCAAGGTACACCTCAGCCTTCTTTAAGTCTTCCATACCGTTCTTATACTCATAACGCCACAAGTACTTCATCACGTTGCCTTTGCAGTATGCTTGGAAACCCTTAGGCCCAAGGCTTGCCCTGATAGCTTCGATGCACTCAAGTGAGCCATTTGTATTGTAATGAATTGGGCTGTGAACATTCTTATTCATTTATTCCCTCCTGCATAAAAGTCTTCTCTTAAGACTCATTAGATTCCCTCCGACATGAATGTCTTTACCCAAGTCTTAGTAATATCAGACCTGATGATGTCGTCAACCCCAAATTCAATGATTGGGATAGGCAACTGGTACTTTTTCACCAGATGTACGATCTTACTGAGACCCTCACCACCCTTCAAGTCACTCTGTTGTATGTCACCGTTGATAACCAGTTTAGAACCCATTCCCACGCGGGTAACAAGAGCCTTCAACTCATCAACAGTTAGGTTCTGAGCCTCATCTACGATCACAAGAGTGTTGTCAAAAGATCGACCACGGATGAGTGCTAGGGGGACTGTCTCAATATTACCATTCTTGAACGCAGTTTCAACGACACCTTTTCCCAAGTGTTTCTCTAGAACATCCACAACGGGCAAGGCCCAAGGCGCACATTTCTCCTCTAGGGTTCCCGGTAAGTAGCCGATGTCCTTACCAACAGCGACATGAGGTCGTGTGATTACGATGCGGAGAATGTTCTTCATACTGTACGCATTTGCTGCGTAGGTTGCCACAACGTAAGTCTTACCACAACCGGAGGGGCCAAAGACTACAACCTGATCACCCCCGTTTAGTGCTTTGATGTAGAGGGCTTGGTTTTCGTTCTTGGCTACCAACTCTAGAGATTGCTTGTGTGCATCATGTTTCGTCGTAACTCGCCGTGTCTTTGGTTTAGGCTTCTGTTGTACCAAGGTAATCTCCTGTTATCATAAGAGCAGTTTAATGTCATGCTCAGGACACACTAGAGTTAGGTGAGGTCAACGATCTCGCAGGAGTCCCCACTACAAGCGAAGGTAGATGTGCCTTTTGTCGTATCCTCCATTTCGTAGTCGCTCAACTTTGACCAACCAATAGAGGTAGGCATGATGCTCAACAAAGACTCGTAGTCACTCTTGCCACACTCCTGATAAGGTGCTTGCATGTACGTACCACCGTCGTAAGGCAGGAACGACACACCAGACATCTCATCGAAGTGTCTGTAGACAAAGGCTCCCACTTCGAGCCACTCATCATCACGAACATTGACAGTGATCGAAGGCTTATGCTCACACCAGTATCGCTGATATGCAAGCCAAGTCTCCAAGGCATCAATGGCACTCATGTGGTCCCGAGTGACAGCATTGTCAGGAGCCTTGATCGGAAAGCTGAAGACAGTAGTAGTCTCAGGCTTCATCACGCAAGGCTCATTCGGAATGCCCATGTCGCTCATAAATCGTGTGAGAGGGTCTTTGGTATCACCGCGTACAGTCCTAACATAATAAGCACTATGGCGAGCGTGAATCCCAGATGCACTATCGACAAGTTGAGAAACAGTCCCACTTGGCTTGACGCAGGTAATTGCAGCGCTAACAGGGATACCGAGGCGTTCAGCCCACTCAGCATTAGTAGTGACAGCAATGTTACGAAGATGTTCGAGAGTTTTTTCAAGGCCAGCATTCGCATTCGTAGTCAGAGGGTTGTCCATAATGCCTGTCAGGGAGACCCCAAGCAGACGCTCTTCTTCGGTGTTGTTCTTCCAGACTTTCCGCAGATAAGGGAAGTGGGTCATGGTAGACTGGATAGTGCCAAGAATGGTCGCCAGCTTTACCTTACGCTCAAGATCCTCAATGGTATCTGTCGCTCGAATGACTACCTCAGTCAGGTTACAGAACTGATAGGGTCGCAGGATAATCTCTGAACAGGGATTTGTCCCAAACTCATAGGACGGATCACGACGACCATTCTTTGATGCCTGCCTTTGGCTTGCGATCCGGTTAAAGATACCACGTTCACCTGACTTGCTTTCGATCAGAGAGGTCCACTCACGCAAGAAGGTCTCCATGTCTGGCTTCTCAGTGTAGGACACAGAGTTGTTAGCCAAGGCACGTTGAGCGTTATGTTCCCACCAGCTTCCCGATTTGGCATGACGCATACGATCATCAGACAGGTTCGAGAGACTGATCATTGCAGAGCGGCGAACGCCCCCAACGACGACAACCTCACCAATCTTACACATGATGTCGTGACACTCAAGTGAGTTCAATTTACGACCAGCAGCCCCTTTGAACTTGCCGATTGTGTACATGAACAATTCCTCCAAGGGGGCAGGACCAGAGGCCCGACCACCAAAGGTCTTGAGGCGAGCGCCTGCGGGTCGTACACCAGAGGTATCCCATTTGGGGATAGAGCCACTCCAGAGCATTGCCAACAGCTTTCGGTATGCTTTAGCCCAACCCTCCTTGCTATCCTGTACACGGATCATGTCGTCACTGTATTCAAGGTCTTCTGGGATCTCTGGTAGCTTGGCGATGTACTGTCGCTCAACAGAGAAGCCAACACCAGTACCACAGAGCAGGATGAACATAGCCTCATCGAAAGATTTAGGGTCATCCACAGGTAGGTAGGAGCAGTTATAGCCAGCCACATTGTCGCGTGAAAGGGCCTTCCCAGCGGTCATCATGGCGCGCATAGAGGGCATAACCTCCAGCCCAAGGATCGCCTCACCAATCTGATTGATGTAGGTGTCGTCACCAGCGACGGGGCGAACTACATTGTCCATGTAGCGTTCTACAGTCTCTGCCCAAGACTCACGGCGGTTCTCTTCTGGGAGCCAGCGGGCATAACGCGACAGCGCGATAAAGCTTTGATAGTCCGTGGGAAGGTGGTTGTTCATTCTTGTTTTCCTCGTCGTTGTTTATCTGCTTCAAGCCAAACAAGGCGGTCGATGTCGCCCCGATTGATACCAATATCCCTAAGTTCCTTGTCGCTCAAGGCGTTCAGTTCTTTTACAACAAGGCGATGCTCACGCCAAGTCGCAAGATAGTTCACATATCTCCAGAACCAAGTCAATTTTCTACCTTCCACTCCAAAGGATTTCGGTTGTCGAAGAACCTATCGTACTGCTCTTGAGACAGTAGCAGGGCCTGTCCAGTTTTTGTGTTGGTCACTTTGATAAGGGTCACTCTAGGATATCCTTGATCCGAAGGGATACACGAATGGCACGGTCTGCTTCGCCCTGTTCAAACTCAGCCTTAGCCTTAAGGTCGTCAGCTTCGCGTTGGTGCTTATCCGCAAGAACAGCGAGGTCATCATAGGCCTTTTGGAATTTTGCCAGTACGGAAGTGACGGTCTTTTTAGGTGTGATTTGCATCGTATTCTCCAACTTAGTTAAGGTCGATTTCGATATCAGGGATAATCTCTTGTGGACGGAAGATTACCTTGTAGTGGTTGTTGGAAACAGAAGAGTCCTCTAGTTGCTCCACGAAGTACGTCACGTTGTCAGACAAACCCAAGAAGTGCTTCTTGTAAGCTTTTGAGCCATTCTTACAAGTCAAGGACAGTTGCTTGGGTTTGTCGTTGTTCCCAAGGCTGCAATAGCCTTCAATCGTAAGCATGTAGGTATCCGTGATACCGTTGTAAAACACTACACGACGAGGAACCTTGAACTGGTCAGCCTCTGTAGAAATGTTCTGGCTAACTACGTCAGCTTCACTACAAGCGGCAAGCGCCAGAGTTCCAACTAGGGCAGTTGTGATCAGAGGTTTTTTCATACCAAGTCCTCCAGATTTACCTTAGCGTAGTCAGGGTTCTTGATTACCTTACCATCCTCTCGTCGTTTGATAGTCCCATCAGGTTGGGTCATGCGACCGATGTTGTTTGTATGAACACGGAACAGTGCGTGATCCAAATCCCAACCACGAGAAAGAGCATAACCATAGATTACATAGACTAGATCAGCAAGTTCTTTCAGGGTTTTTTCACTATCCTCTGGTTCGTAGTCACGGTGCTCTTCCTCCACCTCATTCCAAAACTCAGTGAACTCCTCAAGAACCAACCTTAGTGCCATCGTAGGCTCAGGCTTATCGCCAAGCAATTCGTAGAAGTGTTCTACGTAATCCTGTGCGGTAGGCCAAGTGTGTGGTGGGCTTTTCCAACAATCATCAGTCATTAGTAACACTCCTCTTTGCACTCAGGGCAGATATACTTAAAGGGTAGCCCATCGCCGTATCCCTCTTTCCACAGGATCTGTTTACCAAATCTACCACAGCCTTCCCTACAACCATACATAGATGCTGCATCCAATGCCTTTACCCGATCCCCACCATACTCCTCTAGGAAATGGTCAAAAACCCGCCGACCATTCAGGTCAAAACCGCAGGATTTACAACTGCCGTGGTCATCTGTAGCCATCTTAAGACCTTCCGTAAAATGCTGTCTGGTAGTTTCGTTCCGCCTGCAAGGGCCAGAAGTACCAAGCGTAGTTATCGGTGCTGGAGTAAGGGGTGTCCTTAAACCACTTCAGGCGTCCAACTGACACGATTCGGGTACACTTGTCAACATATTCTTTGAAGTAGACGTTGTGCATCATGTCGGCTGGTAGGAGCAACCACGTAGGTTTTATGCTCATGAAGTGGTCGATCATAGGCAGAAGCACAGATTTGGTGAACGGAGGGTTTGTGATTATCACGTCACACTGCCGTAGATCTTCCTTGGTCAACGACATAGCGTCACGAACCTTACCAGCGCCCCTGTACTCAATGTCCGACTCCCACTTGCAGGTAGCGACATCCATAAGCAGGTCCGTGAGGTCTCCAGCACCACAACAAGGTTCTGCGAAGTTCTTACCCCTGACAAACCTCAAGAACTTCTCAGGAAGAGCCTTTGGGTCTGTCGTGGGGTAGAAGTCCTTTTCAATCTTCGGCATATCACTTCGCTTACCCATATTCCCTCTCCAAACGGTTCATCCGTATCCCCTTTTTAGTGCAGACATAGAAACCCAAGACAGGTCATAAGACCCATTCTCAACCTCACGCTTGACTACCACCCCGTGTCGCCACTCTCCATTAGCCTGACCCGCCCAAGTCTCTTCCTTTCCCTTGTAGCAGCCCACCACCAGCCCGTGCAACGGATTAGGACGTGCATCACCTTTAAAGAAATAGCTGAATTTGTGGCTATGACCGACAGTTGCAGAAGAGGCCAACTTTTCAACAAGAGAATAGCCATGATGCTTAGTTGACATAGCAGTGCCAAAATTCCCACTAGACACATAATGGCCGTAGACAATACCATCGTAGTCAACGAGGGCGGGGCCGGAATTAGCGTACTCATGGTACTCGTCAAACCAGACTTTCGTTTGAAGATGCCCGAAGGATACCCCGTACTTTGATCCCTCAAGTCGTGGGTCGTGTTGGATAGCTTTTTTGATTCGATGTTCATGGTTGCCCTCAAATCCTACCCAGAAAGGACGCTTCCTCTTCATGAACCGGAACTTATGACGTAGACGATCTTGACTGTCGTTGTAGACTTCGATGTCTTTTTCATAAGACTGGTTTACGATTGCCTGCGGGTAGCGGGTGTCGTAAGTATTCAGGGATCGCATGTCAGCACCATCACCAAGGTCGATAACCATATCAGGACGGAGATCATACAGAAAAGATCCTAACCAATCAAAACGCTCATTTTCCACTCCGGGGTCCGCATGTGCGCAACTAAATACTACTACTGTCTTGCTCATCGTAATTCACCTCTAGGGGTTCCATTGATGTCCTGACCTCTTCCTTGAACTCGTAGGCATCGTTGAATGTTTCGAACCAGACATCCGTGTCATATGGTTCACCGGATTGGCTATCTGTCGCCATAACTACAAGCCACCACCTGAACGGAGACCCATCAAACATTTGAGCCATTTCCTCTGGGACATCTTCATCCAGACTAAAGGGGCCTTCTTCGACCTTCCAGACTAGCATTAGGCTTCCCTCTCTACTCGGATTCTCTCCAGATACACATAGTAGTCTAGGTCGATCACTGCAACTGGTTTTTTGTAGTTGGCCTTGAGAACAACGACAGGCTGACACCCATCAGGAGTATTAGCCTTGCATTGGTCGATGATACCATAGACCGCCATCTTGGCGTGGTGCTTACACTCTACAGAGATTGGCAGAAGGTCACGAGCATGGGGACTAAGCTGAACATCTTCTCCAGATTGCCCCATACCCGTGCTTTCTATGTCGCCCTCCCTGAAGGTGTCTGACAGGCTCAACAGCTTATCCCTTACGAGTTGCTGAAGGTTCCGGCCTTTGGCTTTAGCAGAGGCGGGTTTCATGCTGGTGGCTCCCACATTTGACCCTCACACCTACGCAACCAAAGAAGCCTAGCATTCTCGACAACACGATCAACGTCATCACCGTAAGCCTTTACACAGGTTTCCCACAAGTCTTTCTCCGTCTCACACTCTTTCAGCATCTTCTGTGCTGTCTTGGGTCCGACACGGTGAAGTCCAATGATATTATCGACAGCATCACCAGTCAGGACTTGCTCGTAGAAGAACTTGAGACCTGTCCACTCGTCAACCTCATCCCAAGTGTCATGCAGAAAGTTGTAGTGCTTGCATGGGACTTGCTTGAAGTCTTTGTCGATAGACGCCAGAACAGTCTCTGGACCCAACTTAGTAGCCTCAATAGCCATGAGATCGTCAGCCTCTTCACCCTCTGCAACCGTCGTCGGATACTTTGCTTTGATGTGTTCCCTTACGGAGTAGAGGTGTAGTGGCTTGTCACCCTTTCGGTTCCCTTTGTAAGGAGCCGCCTTGGCGATCTCATATCGGAAGTTATTAGAGCCAGTGAGATAAACGTGGAAGTCATCCTCAGATGGGAAAGGCATGTCGATGGTTTTATCGAAGATATGTGCGATAAGCTGATCTACTACATTCCATGCCTCCCGCTCTGACTTATCTTGCGCGGAGAACGATGCCCTGTAAGCAACAATATCACCGTCGATCAGTACCTTTCCTGCCATCTCAGAACTCCATGCCACTCTCTGTCTTGATATAGACCTCTGTGACGTATGGGAACCCGATAGACCGCGCAGCTTCTGAAAAGACGTGTGCCAGATCCGACAAACACTCTACACCACTCTGCTGGTACTCAGCTTTACAGTCGATACCGTCTTCATTCATGGTGCTTTCACAAATTACTGAGATTTTCATCAGGCTACCTTAAACAGTTCGTCGTCGGAGTCTTCTCGGATCTCATACTCGACAAGTTCCAGAACACCAACATTCTTCAGACGAACACCAGAGCCATTGCTGTAGGTCTCAAACTGAACCATAGCCCGTGTTCCATTCCCCAATAGGCCATCCTCCTCAAACGACCACCAACTCTTGTTGTCAGGATCACGGAGATCAACAACACCAACAGGACCACCATAGTTTACCTCAGTGGTGCTGCCCTTGTTCTCGAAGGTCTTGATAATATCGGGAACAGGACGCTTGAGGCCAATGTACTTACCGATGCCGAACTCCTCTCGACCCTCTTTGATGCGGTCGTTGTTCATAGGCCGGGGGTCAAGGCCGTCACCAAGCAACTGTTGGATTTGATCCTCAGAGGTGAAGTAGGCGTTGACAGCGTACTGACCACCCCTCTCGTGAATGGCTTGAGCAGCGCGGGGACCATTGGGGTCTCCCATGTCGGCATTCTCAGGGAACACCTTAGCGTACTCCAAAACCATTTCCATTGTGTATTTAGGCATATCTTTAGTTCCTTTCTCGGGTTAGTCTCTAAAGCAGTTTAGTGTCTTGCTCAGGAACCTTGTGAACCACCATACCTTGTATATATATATAAGTTCATTTTTCCCAGTTTCTTGCACAAAATGTTGTACAAATCTGAGTGTGTTGCACAGAAGACTCAGTGTACCGATGCATAGCTGTCACCGTACTGTTCTTCGACTTCGATTGTCACATTCAGCTTTAGCCTCCCGTTCACCTTAGCCATTGCTTCATGAATGATACCACTCACACGAGCCTCATCACCTTTAGCGACAGTCAGCAGGATTTCATCGTGATACTGCATACTGATCTTGAGACCCATCAGACGACAATACATAACCCACATGTCGAAGACAAAGACACCAGTTGATTGGTTTGTCGTTGACCAGCGGTCCTTGTCATACCGCAGATTGTGATAGAACCCGCTCACCTCACTCTTAAGCCACATAGTACCATCAGATAGTGTCTTCACATACTGGTTCTTTGCCACTTTCTTAACAGCCCAGTTACGGTCCCAGTATGCGTCTATGAGTGCCTTAGCCTCCTTCTCCTTCATACCCGTCTCACGGGCCAGCTTAGGCGCTCCTACGCCATATACACAGCTATAGTTAGCCGCCTTGTACTTACTGCGTAGGCTCTTGAGGTTGATCTCTCCAGCATTATGCTTATCAATGTCCTCTTGTGTCACTGCACCAGCGTGTAAGGCCAAGTCTAAGTGTGCATCATAACCTTCGACGCTCATGTCTTCTACAAACTGTGGGTCCAAAGGTTTGATGTAGTGACGCTTGGTCATGTCCTCCAAACTGCTAACATCAGCTCCACACAAGATAGTATCCTCAGACGGGGCTACAAGTACACCACGACACCACTCACCATAAGCAGCCTCAACACCCGGTAGATTGACCACAGGCGCTCTGTGCTGAAGCCTGAGAGTGTTAGTGAAGCCTCCTGCACTGGACACTACCTTGCCATCATTATGGGCATTCAGGAAGCCCTTGAGGACGCCTATGCGGTGGCTAATGACTGTCAGACCATCAAGCAGTTCGATAGCCTTATCCTTAGTCACAAGATCAAGAACTGAGGGACACAAGTGACCACCCTTGCGGACTTGCTCGATCTTACGCTCTTCCCCTGTCGCCTTGTTACGTACATATTTCCACGTCCGGGGTTTCCACCCAAGGCTAAAGAGCCAAGACTTGACCTGTTCATTGCTATTCGGGTTTCCGTCCTCATGGCTATCCACATACGTCACTGTCTGCACATCATCAGGCATCTTGAGTTCACGAAGTGTTTCAAACCATTTCTCTCCGTGAGAACTGAGGCTGCCGTCTTTCTTGTGCAAGACCTTGGGTCGATCCTTCTTCTTCATGGTCGGGTTTTTCGGCATGGCTTTGGTTAAAGCATCTACCTTCTCCTCTTTCATAGCCTCCAGTTGGTCGAGATACTCTGTGCATTTCTGAACATCAAGTGTTAATGGATGCTCTTCCTGTTCACGCAGGCAGTCCATCTTGAAACTCAAGTATCGGATAAACCGTAGAGTGTTCTCATTTAAGCCTTGGGACTCATTCATATATCTCTTTCAGCCTCCGTTCCAGTTTCTTCCACAGCCTCCAGTTAATAGCCACATCAGCCTCACAACGGTGCTTGTATTCATCGTATGACAGGTTCTCCCAGTCATCTACCTTTGGCTTTGCTATCCCAAGATCCACACCCCAGTCAGCCAAACCATGACGTTGACGCTCAGGGAACAGATACCACGACAAGGCCAGAGTATCTATCCAACGCTTGTAGTCCATTGGAATACCCAAGATACGGTTGAACGCTACCATATCGTGACGGATGCTGTTATGAGCCACTAGCATGTCTGCACTGTCTAGGACTGCCCTCATATCGTCATAGTCACCTGTACTGTGATAGGTCTTACCATCTCTTGTGTAACTCAGGACGTGTAGCTTTGTGCATTCATACGCAAGACCGTCACTTTCACTGTCTACTACTAAGATGTTCATCTAGGGACTCCTCTATTACTCTGGCGGTGTCTTCGCAAAGTGTGTCGTGCTTACTCAGGTTCTCCTCCGCAGTGATGATCTGCAAGTTTCCAGACCAGTGAGGCCCACCCTTCGACAAAGGCCAGATATGATCTACGTGATATTGGATACCAGTAGCTTTTGTCAAGAGGTCACGCAGTTTGTAGATTTGCTCCAGACGATCCTTTTCGATAGGACAATCCCTGAGAGGTTCTGGTATCCCATCTTGCTTCAAGGCTCTGTATTTTGCACTGTTAGCTGCGCGCTTTTCCGGGTTATCTTTAGCCCACTGCTTTTGACGCTCCAATACCTGCTCACGGTTCTCTTGATAGTACTGCTTGTCGTACTGCTTTTGACGCTCCAATACCTGCTCACGGTTCTCTTGATAGTACTGCTTGTCGTACTCCGCCCTCTGCTCACGGTTCTCTTGATAATACTGCTTGTTGTACTCCAATACCTGCTCACGGTTCTCTTGATAATACTGCTTGTTGTACTCCAATACCTGCTCACGGTTCTCTTGATAATACTGCTTGTTGTACTCCAATACCTGCTCACGGTTCTCTTGATAATACTGCTTGTTGTACTGCCTTCTGCAAGCCTTACATTGGGACTGCAAACCATCCTTAACCTTTCGACTCTTACTAAACTCCCCCCTTGGTTTTGTCTCTTTGCATTTGGTACAAGTCTTAGAATGGGATTCCATTACCTCTCTCCGGTGTATCAGGTTCAGTAGGTCCGGTATATTCACTAACCATTGTCGTGTCAACATCATAACGCAGCATACCCGCAGGACCAGTAGTAGCAAACGGACGGTTCTTGGTCACGGTGAGGTGTGTAGTGTTCTTCTCGTCCTGATCCTCTGCCAGTTTGTCACGTTGCAGTTCCAGCAACACAATAGCCTCTTCCTCTACAGACTTGGCGTATTTCGTGTGACCTTCGTTATTAACGTGACTGATGCAGATAATTCCTACGTTACGCCTCTTCGACAGTTCCACCAGCTTAACCCCTAGTTCTGTCAAGGCACTGGTAGCACCATCGACGCCACTCAGGTAAGCCAGACGTTGTAGGTGGTCGATGAAGATATAGTCCGCACCATATATCGTGATAGCATGTTTGCATTGCTTGAGTGTACTCTCCAAGGGGTCATGTGGGTCAATGTCAAACGACACAAAGCGATCATCTGCTACCACACGTAGGAGTGCATCCTCAAAGTCTTGATCCTCAATGCCGTTATTCTTCTGGTCCTCTTCTGTGTTTACATTGACTTCCAACTCGTAAGTAGCCATTCCTCGTGCAGTGGTGGACTTCATTTCCTCCATAGCCAAGTTAGCGACAACCTTACCATGCTTCGTCACTAGATCGTGCTGGACATACCGGAACAGGCTAGTCTTGCCGACGCCCGGAGGTGCCTTGACCACAGTGATACCACCCTTGATCCAACCCCTCATAACCTTGTTCAGAGCTGCTACAGGCGTCGGTGTGTACTCGTATGGGGTCTCCTCCCTGACAGCCTTCAACCAGTCCTCAGAGCCGCTTGTGAAGCCCTCTGGAGAGTACTTCTTCTTGGACCACCATGCAGACTTAAACTCACGACCTTTACCAGCCTGTAGAAAATCATTAGCATCTTTGAAGGTGCCATGATTCATCGTGTAGACTTTACCCGGAAACAGGTCGAACATGGTCTCAGCAACTGCACGTCCGGGTTCGTCGTTATCTGCCGACAGGATGATCTGTTCAAAGCTATCCAACCAAGCACGACACCGTTCCCACAGTTTACCACTTGGGGTCGCTGATGGTAGGCTGACGACAGGGTTCTTGTACTGACCGTCAGAGAGCATCTGGAAGGCACTCATGGCATCCAACTCACCCTCAGTCACTGTCACCATCTTGGAGCAACCAGCGGGGAATAGGTTCATGCCAAACAGTTCGTGACCCTTGAAACCATTCTTGGCGAAGAACTCCTTTGGAAGTTTGCGGACCTTAATTCCCCCACTGGGGTATGGATACTCTTGGCGATCCTCGTAAGTCTTGACGCCATAGAACTCCATCGTCCGTTCCGTGATACCCCGACTAGCGACAAACCTGCCGGTACTCTTTACTGTCGTATCATCAAACATTGGCAGTTCCTCTATGATCTGTTTGGGTGTGAAACCCTTTGTCGGGTACTCTTCTGCTGCCCAGTCAAATGTGTTCTCACGACTAGGGTATCCCCGGTTGCAAGAGTGACACTTCCCGAAACCCTCGCTGTTAAACGAGAAACCGTCAGAAGATCCACACTCGACATAAGGACACTTGAGGTGTGCTGTTTCAGTCATTGCAACCTTCTCACCCGAAAGAAGCCCTCAAAGTCTGGATACTCATCCATCATCTTTCTGGCATAGTGTGCGGGATAGTTGTTGTTGACCTTAAAGATGTCCCCCGTTGTTTCTACTTCGACAAACCATCTGATACGCTCAAAAATGGCCTTTGCTGAGTAGACCCGACGACCAGTTGACTTTACCTCTTTAGCAAACCTCACAAAGAGGTTGTAGACTTTCGGGTTTTCTTCATCATACTCCTTAAACTTCTCTTTCAGATGTTTAGTCATCACGATCTCCTTCAATTCGGCTTACTCTTAAGTATAATCTCTAGTACAATTACTAATATAGTAATCATACTCATGTCAACACTTAAGATTAACACTTAAGAGTTTTTCTCAGGGGGTACTATTATATAAGTTCATTTTCCCCAGTTTCTTACATCACAAATTGTTACAGAGTTTGTCGAGCATAGTGGTCTCCCACCTAGATACTGTGGCTCCTGACACTCCCAACTCAACACTTAGTTGTTCTAGCGACATCTCGTCAAAGAACCTACCCTTAAGAACTCGCAACTCATCTCGGTTTAGTGTTGTTACTGCAACAGTCATAGCGTAGGCTTCGTACTCATCCTTCTCGTATTTGATGGCATGATCAGGGGTAGCAACCTCCAGTTCTTCGATTGGTGTACTGTCGTTGGACATAGCATCTATCAGACTACGCAGGGTTCCACTCTTGACGCCCTCAAGTTTATCGAGGTCTTCCCCTGTCGCCAGAGCGTGTGAGACGGTCCTAGCGGCCCATGTGTTGGGAATGCTCATAGCCTTCTTCCCGATGTTCATGTAGTCGTTCATGGCCCGTCTGGCGGCTCCTACGTAGTCCTTCTTGTGCGACTTACCTTCGGCCTTGACTTCGTAGCAAGCGACAAGTCCCTCGGACACGAGATCCTCATAGTCTTCACTGCGTTTGTACTTTCGTGCCAGTGTTTGGCACATCTTTAGGATTTCAGCATCAGTCAATTTCAATCCTTAGTCCCCTTATCCAGTTCTCGCCACTTAATCACGATGTTCTCACCCATGTAGTAGATGTTCATCAGCCCTCCGATTTCCCTTGAGATCCGATCCAGTCATACACGTCTCCCAGATCCACTTGATACGCAGCACAATACAAGACCAGCTTCAACCCCAGTTCACACAGAGCATCCCTTGACTTATCATCCATATCCAGTTTGTAGGTAGCTGATCCATCCTCATGCTCAATACCTTCAGATACTGCGATGTAACTTGGTTCGTCAGTCATTAGAGTCCTTCCTCTTGGTCTAGGTTAATCAAAGCAATCAGGAACTTCTCTTGCAGCATAGCTTGTTGTACACCTCTCGCAACTTCTCTCCAAGGGATATGCCCTAGCTGCTTAGGCCCATCTTCTGCATCTTCTATGAGCCAGATGCCTAGTTCATCAGTGTCTAGTGTTATATCCACGTCACTCCGTCCTTCTCGTATGTGTATCACACGTAAGTCATAATCCAGAGATATGTAGCACGAAGCGTACATTCTCCTTACCTTTTGCGGTAAATACGGAAGCTAATCTCCGCATATACGGAAGGTATTACCGTTTAGGATAAACCTTTGCCGATATTCGTTGCCGATCTTCGCCCACACTTACACCCACTTCTTCAGTTTACACAAGACTTGATCCAACTTTTCCGCATCTAGTATGCGACAAGATTGTATTGTATTAGGGTGAAAGGTACGACCATCATCTGTCTCCTCTGTAATATCAAGCAAGGCAAACAACTGTCTGATAGTATCCTCCATGTCAATGATCTTGTCTGACATCTCCTCGAATGTTTTCAGGTCTATGGTTATCATCATGTCACTCATTTGATTATCCAATCCCAGTCTGAACACAGTCCGCACTACAGAAGGTCTTATCTTTGTAACATAGTGCCATTGTTTTTCTCCTTACACCTAAGGTTCCTGTTAGTCATCATCGTAGCCTCTCAAGGTTCCATCAGGGTCCAGTTTATGGAGATTGGCATAGGCTTTCTCCAAGAGATATTCAAGTTCTTTGACACGGTTCTTGTCCCAAAGTTCTTCGCAAGGGTTTTTGGTTGCTTCCTCGGTATGCAAGGGTTTTTCTTTTACAGGACCGACGCTACCCTTGATATCTCCCCAGACGCTGCCCTCGACGCTGCCCTCGACGTTGCCCTTGACGCTGCCATTGATGTTGAAGCCTCTGTCGGTAAACTCGATCAGTTCTTCCAAGAGTTCTTGCTGTTCTGCTGTGAATTTAGTCATTAGTCTTCTCTCCTTTCAGTGCTGCGTAGGGAATGTAGCCTTCGCCATCATCGTGTCCCATAAGGCACGGCCACGACACAGGGAATATCTTGCCCATCACTTCACTAATTTGATTGGCAACCACTCGGGACTCATACTGTGTGTCAGGGGCACAGCGTAGACGACACATAGCAGCAAATGCGTCCAGTGATCCTGACCAGTACCATTCTGTCATGGTTGACTGTGGTAACAACATCCGTGCTTGTTCTGGTGCAACACCCATGTCGAGTGCCTGTAGATAAGCATACTTGATCTTACCATCTAGGTGTTGAGGGTTATACTCTGGGTTAACGACACCCTCAGAACCCTGCTTCTTGTCAGCGCTACGTCCACGCCAGACATCAGGTGTGTAGAACTCAGGCTCCTCATCAACATACCGACGGCTAACTTCTGACCAGCGCAAGAATTTATGCTTGACAAGTTGTCGTGCCACGAAGATGGGTGCTTTAATGTGAAAAAGAGCGTAACTGTGCCCAAAAGGTGCGATGTGACCTTCCGCTGCAAGATCGTGTATTAACTTCTCATCGCTCCGACCAGATGGACGAACTCTTGGGTCTCCTTCAAACATAAACTCGTCCCGTTTTTTCTTAAAGGATACACGGGCAGAGTTAGAAGTCCTAAGATCGTCTCCCATGTGGTCGATATAGGTACTAGAAATTCGGGACATATAACTCTCCTTTGTCCGACATGATACGTAGTATCTCACGTTGATTGTAGAGACCTTCTAACTCCCCCTTCGGGTCTCCATCCCACTCAAGGTCAGATACGTGATCCTCTACTTCCTTGAGCAATTTCCTCGTTGGGGGTCCGGGATACCGATACTCGGGACTCATAAGATCCGGTCCCAGTAAACCTCAACCATGATAACCTCGGCCATCTTACGAACTTGGATGTCCCATGCTTCCAGCTTCACCAGATCGTTGTCGTCGTTGTAGCGATAGACCTCGAAGTTGTGAAACTCTGGGTCCGTCTGTACGTCCAGCCAGTCCTGACCAGCGCCATCTTTGGCCCAGCTATACAACCCATCCCATGCCAGATCAGCATAGACCACATAGTCATAGCCATCGACTTCGACTTCCACCTCGTATTCCATCAAGTCTCTCCTTTTCCACCGTTGATAACACTGAACATAGGTGATTCCTCATCAATGGTCAACTCTAAACTTGAGTGACGCACCAGAAAATACCATGCTGCGATCACATCAATGTCAGCCTCCAGACGCTGGTAGTATCGCTCGTACTCACACTCAGCGACAAACTCCAGAGCGTCGATCTCCGACAGGAACACAGCACACGCCACATCCCTGTCGTGGACCATCTGATAGGCTACGTAGACCGCCCAGTCAGTCATAATATTCATATTCCTCTAGGATGCTCTTGATGATTGTCTCATAGTTTATGTACTCGATGTCGTAGCGTTCTTCCCAAAGCATTAGATTGCCTCCCTAATTTTCTTCCAGCTTTCCCATTGACCATGGACCTCACCAAGCTCAAGATTGCCGTTGCCCGACAGGCCCATGAACTCAAGCGCGTCTGACTTCAACAGGAAGGCTCCAACCAGTATTTTATACCCATTTGGCCTGTTGTCGTATACAACAAAGATCATAGTGATTCTCCTTTAGGTGGTCTCTAGTGTGAGTGTTGCTTTCCGTAGTCTTTCTTCTTTAGACTCAATTAGCTATAGGTGATTTCGATAACGCTGTCAACCTTGAATGATCTCCAAGCACCCTTGTCCACATCCATGACAGGCACAACATTAGGGTTCTTGATCGGACCAGTCGGGGGTTCCATCATGCAGCGCATAGTCCGTTGAGTGCCATCAGTCTTTGTGAATGTGACAGTGAACTCGCGACCAAAACCGATAGTTTCGAGGGTAGTCTTAACAGTGTTGCTTTCCATTGTCTGTCTCCTTGTTTCTAGAATCAGATTACCGTGATCTGGTAGGTTTGTCAAGCCCGTCATACTCAGCGAAGCTGAGAGGACCTTCGGTCCGGTATGACTGGTTAGTCGCGTAGCGACGTAGAGCGATATTGACTTGCAAGGAAGTGATCTGTCCAAAAAGCCCGACCCTTGTGTTTCCCCTTGAGGCACTTGACGAACACCTCTGAGGCGTACTGCGAGTGGGTGTTAGCGTGTTTGAGGTCAGCGACAATGTATTCATTCCCAGCAGGGTCTTTTAAGGTTTCACCAACCACCAGCTTGTTTTCCCGGTTCAGATTATATTCCATCTTACGACCCCCATACCTTCGAAGACAGTTCTGCCATGTCCATATTGTCCGAAACCTCTTCCAGCCTCTCCATAAGGCTGTAGATGTCATCTCGCGCCGTATCAATGTCACACGACACATCAGAGAGGGTGTCTTCGAGGCGATCTACCCTCGCTTGAAGGTTTTCTGGGTCGTCACAGCCCTGCATATGCTTCTGTGCGTCCCTCTTAGCCTCTGCCAGCTTGTTCAGCACGACAGAAAGGTCTTTGATCATTTCCTCGATATCCATCTGGTTCATCTTACGCTTCCTTCTTTGGTGTTCCGGTCCAGCCCTTGATGCTAAACCAATCAATGTTGTTACCGAAAGTGTCGGTGATCCAGTCAGCGACAGCCCAGTACTCAGCAGCATCACGAGAACCATCATTCCAGACCCATGTACAGGGAATGCCTTCTGCTGTCAAGTGCTGCTCTTCGCCAGTCTCACGGATGCGGATCACGATGTCTGCCCCAACCAGAATTTCCGCCTTCATTTTAGAACTCCTTCGAGGTGGTTACATTGTACTCGTCATCACATACCACACTACACAAAGTTACAATACTCTTTACCTTGTCATACCCATAGTCTCTGCTGTATACCACCTCCTTTAGTAAAACTGGGTGTTCCGTCTTCCAAGAACTCTCCGCAGCATTTCCCAGAGCCTGAAACCAGCTATCCGTCCCTACTTTAGTGTAGTCATCCATATAGACTTTGTATGTATCTCCGGGGCGTCCCCAACACAACAACCTTTCACCATTTACATCTTTGTAGTGTGCCATCTCAGTCTCCTTTGCTTCTGGATATACCTTACCCTGATTCGTAAGGGGTTGTCAACTTGATCCTTTTGATCTCATCTTTTCTAGTCTCCAACCAAGCCGGGTGTATTTGCTTTCCACAGATATACCATTCTGCGTGTGTTGAAGTAATCAATGCGGGTCCATCCTCTCTATGTAATAGCCCATTCAAGAAGTATCTGTGACTTCCGCAATCATCAACAAGCAACTCTACACAACCATCTGACCCAAGAAGCCTTAACTCTGGCTCTTGTCCCTTATAAAAAAGGCCACTTTTATATATTGGATTTGTCATCCCAAGCCTCCTTAAAACCGGGGTTGGTCAACATATGCCTTGGCATCTTCGACAGTTTTGAATGTCTCCCGGTAGATGTGACCAAGGTATACGTCATACACACGCTTGTCACCAAAGTCCATGCTACGAACCTTGTAGCCATTGTATGTAAAGTTCTGTGGGCTAATCAAGAACCCCATCTCATCTCGTGCAGACATTTGACTCTCCTCAGTTTCTAGAATCACCCTACCAAATTCCCTCGTGGGTGTCAAGCGAACATTTCCCTCGTACCCCTGAACATTTCCCTCGTGGGGGTTGACGAACATTTCCCTCGTGGGGGTGCTCATTTCCCTCGTGGGGTATCCCAGCACCTCACTCAACCTAAAGTTACATTCCATTTCTTGAATACAATCATAGGTTGTCAGCACAACTATAGGTTACATTCCATTTCTTGAATACAATCATAGGTTGTCAGCACAACTATAGGTTACATTCGTATATCTGACTCAACCTGAAGTAGAACCGGGACGACACAACCTAAGCGCGTAAAGAAGCCTATTGACTCCCGCGTTCAAATATTGCAGCCGCCGATTCGTTGATTCGTGAGTCGGCCCGTGTCCAGAATATCAGACCGAATCGGGTTTTGTCAACAACACTTTTGAGGCGAGTCAATCCGATGTAAATCAGATTCACATTTTCGCAAGACGGATTCCCCGCCGCTCTGCTACCCCGATTCGGACATCACAAGAATCATAGCATACGATTCGGGATAAGGTAAACCCCATAAATTCACTATTTTTGATCCAGACCCCCTTGACATCCGTAGAACGCGACGAATCGATTTTTTGATATATGGCCCACGGGAACCCTAGCGGCGCTCTAAGGCCCTTTCTAGCGCCTCTGAGGCACTATTGACGAATCAGTCCAGAGTATGTAACCGCGCGCGCCCGATTCTTTCTATTGATAAGCGCAAGCCAGTGCAGGGCGAAAAAACGTTTGACCCGGTTTTCGTTTTCCTGTAATGATTCGGTCTCGGGGCGGCTTCGCCCCACATAACCAAACCAAAGGGTCTCACTATGAAATTCACACACATTTTCAGCAACGCAACCAAGGAAATTCGGCCTATTGAGGATGCTCCCGCCGCCGTTCGCGAGGTTACATTTCGTGCGCTGGGCTTCCGTTTGATTGATATCGACCGCGCAGAGTTCGACGCGAACGGCCACCCCTGCTACAAAAAGGGCGGCTGGTCATACGGTCACTTTCAAGACGGTTGGATCTGCGCGGGGGCCGGTGGTCTCAATTCAATGCGGGTAATCCCCGCTTAACAAACTGTGGAGGGAATAACATGTCACTTAACCTAAAACGGAATGAGATTGACTCGCTTTGGAATCAAGGTTTCAGGTGCTTCGAGATATACACCTATAACAAAACTCCAGTGCGTTACGGCGAAAACCTTTTTGACGCCGGCAAGGTTAGCGGTTGGAATATTGAATTCGTATTCTCTACCCGCGAATTGCTTGAGTCTTACCCTTACTTTGACGCTATTATCGGGGCCGATTCCCTTTGTATTGCTGAGACTGTTTGGAGGGGCTAACGCATGAAAATCCGCAATCTATTAACTGACATAATCGGCTTATTGGCGATCGTGCTAGCAAGCCTCGCAATCTATATCCTGTAAACAACCAATAAGGAATCTTGAATATGAAAACCTACACTCTCGCAATGCGTCCAAGCTTCAAAATTGAAGGTGCATTCAGCACGATTGAACCGCTTGCAAACTTGCCGCTCATGACAGTCACGCAGGCGCGCAAGGCGTGCGATATCGCCCGCGCAAATGGCCATGATGTGATCATCCTAAATACCGCAGCACAATAGAGGAATCCTGATATGAAGAATCTTGAATATGTCGTTTATCAAACGCGGGACAGTATCGAACCTTTCGCAATTGCCGCTTTTCTGGAACGGTTTGAAGCGGAACAGTACCTCGATACCGTTTCAAGGCACACTGGCCTATATCAATTCTACATCCAGAGGGAGTACTGATATGAAACTGACACTGAAAGCAGCAACCGCAACCGCTGGCAAAGTATCGCGCGGCAATGGCAAAATGCCCGGATCAACTTTCGCAACCGACGCCTTTGCTTGCAATGTAGGGTCGCGACTTGCCAAAATCAAAGGCTCTGTTTGTGAGAAATGCTACGCGCGCCGGATCCAGAAACTGCGACCAAGCGTCAATAAAGGCTGGAGCGACAATTATCTTAAGGCAACCGCCTTGATTGCCAACGCGCCCGACAAGTGGATCTCGGCGATGGTTTTCCAGATTGAGAAAGCACTACTCAAGACTGGCCAACCGTTTCACCGGTGGTTCGACTCGGGCGACTTGGACTCGGTCGAGATGCTCGATTGCATAAAGGCGGTTGCTGAAAAGACCCCAGAGATAAAGCATTGGTTGCCGACCCGTGAGTTGTCGATTGTGACCAAGTCTAAGCGAGAGACGCCACCGAATCTTGTGATTCGGGTCTCTGCACCAATGGTTAACGACAAACCTTTATCGTGGCCAAACACCTCGACTGTACATGATAAGACTGCGGAGCCTGTAGGCCATGTTTGCCCAGCTTCTAAACAGGGCAATGCGTGCGGCAGCTGTCGCGCTTGCTGGACGCCATCGGTTGCCAATGTCTCATACCCTAAGCATTAAAAGGAGATATCCAATGCAACGATTCCACGTTCTAATGCGCGACGAATTGGGGGAAGAGTTTTCGGTGACAGTAGAACTACCGGATCTGGTGGACAACGTGACCGAATGGATTGGAGAAGAGTATCCCGAGTCTGACATAGTCCTAATACGCCCCATTTGAGCCGATACAGGGGCGAGTCGATGGCGTCGGCAGGGGTAGCACCTTGCGGCGCTATCGTCGTTCTATGGGGCGTTACGGCGGCCCCTACTGTGTGAGGTATTATGACACCACAGCAACGGGTTAACCTGTTTTTATTTGTCGCCTAGGTGCGAATGATTCTCATTTGCAAGAATCGGTAGCGTTATGGGGGTCTGCACGAATCACCCTCTCTGTCAAGGTTTTTCTTCACAGTCTCAATGATTTATGCCAATGTGTTGCACTTATGTCACATACCCACGGGTACACGCTAGGGTTGAGTCTTTTGTGATC